ACATCAAAGAAGTAGGGGTCATTGCGCCTATTTTCGCTTACATCAGTAAACAGGCGTTTGACGTAGCAAGATTCCCTAGCACTAATTGGTATTCTGATAATATTATTTGTGATGATCTATCTAAAGCAGGTTACAGGCATTTTGTTAGTACGGCTTATGTCCACCATGCAGGATCGCAGACGGTAGGAACAGACTTCCAGAAGTGCCATGAGGAACCTAGAGAATGGATAAGGTCGAATAGACCAGATAAGTACGAGGAATATTATGGGACTACTGGATAACGCTTTACAAGCCTTAAAAAGCCAATACGAAGAAACAAAGGGCAACGTAGGCTTACTAGTGTCTGATCCTAAGCGTTATATGTCAGGATTAAACCAAGACGCAGCAGAGTACAACAGATTGTCAAGTTTAGCTTTACAAGCAGAGCGTAACGCATATCGTGGTATTCCAGTATCTCAAGAGCAAGCAGCAGCTAAACAGTATATAGATCAAAAACAAATGGATATGGCTTTAGGATTTACTGGAAGTATTAAGCCAACAAATATTACATTTGATGAATTTAAAAACTTAGCTTCTAAAGGGAAATTAAATTTAGCAAAAACAAAAGAGCAAGAATTAAATGATTTATATTCTGGAAAATCTAAATTTGCAGAAGTAAATTTAAATTGGGAAGATCCCAAAACTTATGATTTTGAAGAAAAGTTATTATCAAAAGGTTATAAAACAAAAGTTGCAAAAAATGGATCAACTTTAATATTTAAAGATTCTAAAGATATATCAGCAATAGAATCAGCTAAAACTCCTGCTGAATACGGACAGGCTTATGGTTATCATCCAAATGATATAGCCAGATTTTATTGGGAAAGGCGAAATTCTAATTTAAGTCCTGATGCGGCAAATTTAGCTTATAAAGAATGGCTAAAAGACTCATTAAAATAACCGCATGACACCGGAAAGGTAATGCAAAAATGGAAACAAACGATAATAAAATAGCAGAAGAAAGCCAAGATAACGGATTCGGTAAGGGTAGACCTAAAGGGGCTGTTAACAAGTCCACAAAGGTCGTTAGAGAGGCTATAGCAGAGCTACTAAGCCGTAATAGTGCCTACATGGATAGATGGCTCAGAAGGGTTGCTGATGGCGATGAGGTACTAGGCATTAAGGCTGATCCTTACAAGGCTTTAGACATAATGTTAAAGATGAGTGAGTACCATATACCTAAGCTATCTAGGACAGAACACTCAGGCGTTGACGGTGAAGCAATACAGCATAGCGTCACATGGCAGAAATAGTCATACCTTACAAACCTCGTGAACAGCAACTAAAGATTCATGAGGCAATAGACAACCACAGGTTTACAGTAGTCGTAGCTCATCGAAGGATGGGAAAGACTGTAAGTGCCATCAATCACCTTATAAAGGCTGCAATTGAATGTGATAAGCCTAATCCACGATTTGCTTATATTGCTCCTACTTACGCTCAGTCGAAGCGTGTTGCGTGGGATTATCTTCTTGAATTTACTCGTCCACTGGGTGCTGTTGCAAACATATCGGAGCTTAGGGTGGATTTTTGGGGGAGGCGCATTAGCCTTTACGGTTCTGATAATTCCGATTCTTTACGTGGGCAATATTTTGATGGGGTGGTGCTTGACGAGATTGGGGATCAAAACCCTAAAATCTGGAACGAAGTCATTAGACCAGCACTAGCGGATAGGATGGGTTGGTGTCTATTCATTGGTACGCCTAAAGGCAGGAATCACTTTGCAGACTTTAGAGATCGAGCAGAGGCAACAGATGGTTGGAAGCTACTAGAGTTTAAAGCTAGTGAAACAGGAGTCCTTAAAGAGTCAGAGTTGATAGCAGCTCGTGATGAGATGGGCGAGGACAAGTACCAACAAGAATTTGAATGTAACTTTAACTCAGCCGTAGAAGGGGCTTACTATGGGTCAATTATCAACGATCTTGAGGAAAAGGGTCATATCACGACTGTTAACCGTGACGATCTTTGTAAGTCTTTTGTGGCTTGGGATTTGGGTATGGGTGACTCTACTTGCTTGTGGGTGGCTCAATTGGTTGGCAAAGAAATCTGGCTCATTGATTTCGTGGAAAACAACGGGGTTGGGCTTGATTGGTATGTCAATTGGCTCAAAGAAAATAGATATGAGCGTTTCGACCAGTACCTACCACATGACGTTGAAGTCCGTGAACTGGGGACAGGAAAGAGCCGCAAGGAAGTCCTCCAAGAAGCAGGACTAGATATAACGGTAGCTCCTAGACTCTCGGTAGCCGATGGGATACAGGCAGTACGTAGGTTGCTTCCACGTTGTTGGTTTGACAAGGAAAAGACTAAGCAGGGTGTTAATGCGCTACGCAACTACCGTAGAGAGCATGATGAGAAACGTAACGTCTATTACGAAAAGCCATTGCATGATTGGTGTAGCCATGCAGCAGATAGCTTTAGATATTTGGCGATAACACTTGACGAGTCAGCAGATTCGTGGTCATCAAATATACCAATAAATACTAAATGGGTTGTATAATAGGCAAAATTCCTATAGGGTTTGGCTATGGATTCAGGACAAGTTAAAGGTATTCTCGATAACGAGATTGAAAACGCAATTGGTTACGTAGATACCGAAACAACAGAACAGAGAACTCAGGCTCTCGAATACTACTTACGTTATCCTTATGGCAACGAGGTAGAAGGTCGTAGCCAGATCGTAACTGGTGAAGTAGCTGAAGCTATTGATGGCGCATTGCCACAGTTAATGCGTGTCTTTACGACTACTGAGGATATTGTTTACTTTGAGCCCAAGTCACCTAATGACGAGGAATCAGCTAAACAGGCTACAGAATACTGTAATTGGGTGTTTTATCGTGAGAACGATGGTCTGCTGATTCTGCATAACTGGTTCAAAGATGCGCTGCTCCAAAAGACAGGTATTGTTAAGTCTTATTGGGACTCCAAAGAAGATGTAATCAAAGAGAAGTACAAGAATCTAACCGAAGAAGAACTAGCTCTCCTATTGTCTGATGAAACGATGGAAGTCGTGCGTCAGAAGGTTGATATGGTTGAGGCTGGTGTAGATCAGATGGGTATGCCGATAATGGCTCCATCTTATTCTGTAACGGTTAAGAAGGTTAAGAAGTCTGGTCAGGTGCGTATTGAGAACGTACCACCAGAGGAGTTCTTGCTATCCAAAGCAGCCAAGACTATCGATGACTCTCCATTCGTAGCTCAAAGACGTTTAATGCCTCGTAGTGACTTAATCGCTATGGGTTACAGCAAGAAGATCGTAGATGATCTACCAACGTATGATGACTTAACGTATAGTCCAGAACGTATTGCTCGATTCAATCAAGGTGAGCAGCCAGATTCAGCTCCTAGCCTAGACTTCTCAATGCAGGTCATTGAGGTATACGAGTGCTATATACGTATTGATGAGGACGAGGACGGTATTGCTGAGTTACGTAGAATCGTTTACTGCGGTTCTGAGATTCTTGAGGATGAGGAAACAGACGTAATTCCTTTCCATTCAATCTGTCCAATTCCAATTCCTCACAAGTTCTTTGGTCTGTCATTAGCTGACAAGACTATGGACTTACAGTTAATCAAGTCAACGTTAATGCGTCAGACTTTGGATAACTTGTATCTAACGAACAATGCTCGTGTTGGTGTGGTTGATGGTCAGGTTAACCTTGACGATATGCTAAATGCAACGCCTGGCGGCATCATCCGTGTCAAAAATCCTAATGCTCTAATCCCATTACAAGTGCCGTCTGTAACTGGTCAGGCTTTCCCAATGTTTGATTATTTGGATGGCGTACAGGCTAAACGTACAGGCGTTTCAGACGCTTCTGCTGGTCTTGATCCAGATGTATTGTCTAACGTCACAGCAACTGCTGTAGCGGCTATGATGAAGTCTAACAGTGGTAAGCTAGAGTTGATTGCTCGTATCTTTGCTGATACTGGCGTTAAGTCATTATTCAGAGGCATCTTGCACTTACTGGCTAAGTATCAGGATAAGCCTAAGTTAGTCCGTATGCGTGGCAAGTACGTTCAGTACGATCCTAGAACGTGGGCAAATGAGTACGACATTAGCGTTAATGTTGGTTTAGGATCAGGTGACAGAGATCAGAAGTTAGCTATGTTACAGATGATTTTGGCTAAACAAGAGCAGATATTGCAGCAGTTTGGCCCTTCAAACCCATTGGTATCAGTAGGACAGTATCGTGGCACGTTAGCAAAGTTCATTGAGTCAGCAGGTTTCAAAGATGCAAATGCTTTCATTAACGAGATAACTCCAGAGCAGGATGCTGCATTAGCACAACCACAACCACCAGCTCCAGATGCTCAGGCTGAAGTAGCCAAGATGCTTGCTGATGTAGAGCGTGAAAAGACAGCAGCTAAGTCGCAAATTGAAGCTGAGAGAATGAGATTAAAGCAGCAGGAATTAGAAGCTCAATATACCCAAAAAGGTATAGAAATGGCTATGAAGAATCAGCAGCAACAGGNNATATGGCAGACGAGCAGATGCGTCAGAAGCAAGCTGATATTGTCTTAAAAGCGATTAAGGAACTTGGAGGACTAGTTCAATGAACTTATCACCAGATCAAGCAGGAAAAATAGTTGATAGATTGGCAAAGTCTGGCAATAATCCTATTACTGCTCCATCTGAAGCTACGATGCCTTCTAACGGTGAGTTTTTTAGAATGAGTGAAATGGCTGCTCCAGTTGATTTTATGAATGATCCACGTTACCAGCCGATTCAAAGCGTTCAGCAAACTTATGCTCCAACAATTGCACAGCCACAAGTACAAGAAGATGCTTTTTCTAAACTTGGTATTTTAGGCGATTATTTTAGATTAATTGGTAATAGCGGTGGGGTTAATCAGTGGACTCCAATGAACCAGAGAAATATATCTAAATGAGCAAAGCAGATTGGGCAGCTCGATTACTTCAAGATGAGCGATTCATTGAGGTAATGAACGAGATGAAAGAATTAGAAATACAGAAGTTTAGAAGTACAGATTACAGCGACATGGAACTGAGAGAGCAAGCGTATATACGAACCCGAGTTAGAGAGGATATAGAAGAATATATTCAAGGG